TTTGTTTTATAAGGGCCAAATTCTTGTCTTATGCCTGGGGAGAATGGGTTATCTTGTACATAATAATATTTGTCTCCTCTTTTTTCAATAGCTCTATATCTACTTCTCCCACCACCAAAAGTAGAAGCAAAGCTTTCATTTTTTTGTTTTTTTAAACGTTGTGTTTTTTTCTTAGATGCTTCTTTTTTATTTGTAATGTAATCTAAACCTGATTTTAAACGTTTTTTTACAGCTGGATCTTTAGCTCTACCATACGCTGCTCTTACTCTTTGATGTATTAGATTAATAATCTGAGATTGGCGAGCATGTGATTTAGCTTTAAAAGAAGTTTTATTTAAAGTATCTACAATATCTTGTCTAGTAGAAAATTTAATCCCTACAGTGTCTTTTGGATCTTCATCTGTGTATAATCTACGACTACTACCTTTAGGTTTTTTACCTGTACCTTTTTTAGGGTCTTTTTTTTCGTCTACTTTTTCATACCCAGAACCATAAGGAGCAGCTTTACCATCATGATTATCAGCTACATTTTCTAACATTGATTTATTTACAATATTATAAATAGTTTCTTTTTCAGATTGAGGTAATTCTGCTGGGAGATATTTAGTAAATTCTTCAGGATCTTTAATTGCTTTTCTAGCATTAGTTCCACTCATACCACTATCAGGAGTAGTAATTACTTTTACTGATGTGTTTGGGTATTTAGTTTCAATATCTCTAGTACGAGTAGCAATATCAGCCATATCATCTTCTCTACCTTCACGAGCACCAATAGTAAAATATACTTCTTCTTCAGGATTATTTTTTACATAGCGATAAATATCTCCTATAGGAGCTTTTGAAGGAATAATTTCAACTTTGTCACCTAAAAGATCTTTATAAATACCCCAAATTTCTAATGATTGTTCTTGGCCAATACCATCTCTAACTCCAGCACCTACATAGATAATAAGTTTATCTATTTCAGGATATGATTCTAATGTTTTTTTAACTACATCAAAGTGACCTTTTGTAGGAGGTTTAAAACCACCCCCATACAAAGCTGTTACACTTTCTTGTTCAAGTAAAGGACGAATTAATTCTCTAACTAACTGGTTCATGAAGTTAAGAATGACTTAAGTTTTGATTGAGCTTCTTCAGTAGAAACAATTTGTTGAACCATATTACCTACTTCTTCCTTAGACATTAGTTTACGAATCTCATCTTCTGTTTTTTTCTTTCTTTCTATAGAACGAGCTTTTTCTTTATCTGTTTTAGGTTTAGTATCTTTTGGAGTGTAAGGAGTAATATACTTATCAATAATATCATCTAAATTTTGAGCATCAACTAATCCTTTATCTGTAGTAGTTGCCGTAAATTTTTCTCCAAATAAATTAAGATAAGGAATAAAATTTTTAGTTACATTAGCCCAAGTTTGCATTACAATACCAGGCATTAAACTTCTATCTTTACCTCCAGAACGTTCAAATCTTTCTTCATTTCTTTTTAAAGATTTTTCAAGTGAAGCATAGACATAAACCATAAATACCTCATAACCAGCGGATTCTAGAGTATTTTTAAGTTCTTCTGTTTTTTTATATGAAGCAGCAGTCCCATCAATTACAATATTTTTCCGATCTTCAATTTCTCGAGCTAATTTACCTTGATATGATTTCATTGCGGCTTGCATTGCTTTAGCAGATTTACTTCTACCTTCAGCATCAGCATTTTTTAAATCTAAAGATACATTAGCATCTTTTAAATTTTTTATAAAGTCATCATCTATATTAAGTGTAGAAAGCCCCATTCCTGAAATGATATCACCTGCGACTGAGGATTTACCTGCACCCGGGGCACCAGCTAGAATAACAGCTTTGGGGGCATCTTTTGCCTCTGAGAGAATTTTTACTAATGAAATCATAAACGCGCGTTTATAATAAATATTATAAGTTCCTTTTAGCTGATGTTTTAAATTCAGTAAATATAGGAGAATGTCTTGGATTTTCTAAATCAAATAATTTTTTAACAGTCATAAAAATATCAATATTTTCTTCTTGTGTACGTTTTGATTCATACATTTCCCATCCTTTACCTTGCATTTTACCTTCAGCACCCTTACGTTTACTAGATTTTAACCAAAGAACTCCATAACGATCTGCTTTTTTACCATAACATTCTTCGTAGCATTTACCATAAACTGCAGTTTGTAAATCATATGTTGTTTGAAGATGATTTGATGTTTTAAAATCAATAATCCATAATTCACCATCAATTTCACATACCATATCACAAGTACCTGCTACTTTAATTTCATCTGAAAATAAATGGACTTCAGTTTCGATTAGTTTTGGATTATATTCTTCCCAAAAATCAACAAAACGTAAAAACATTTGCCATACTAGTGGATCATATTTTGGATAACCTGTTGATGATAAAAAATTTAATTCTTTACCATTTAAATAATCCTCAATCATTTCATGAGTTTCAGTACCCTGTTCTCCTGCTTTTTTAACAATATAATCAGCAGAATATCCTACTTTTTTTAACCAATCCTCAAAAAATTTACCTTTAGGATATGATCCTAAAACATAAGTAATTGATGGATAATATTTCCCATTTCTACGATAATACCGAGAATCTGGCATTGTAATTTGTTGAGCATCCTCTGAAATTTCAAGGATTCTGTTGTAAGAATGTTTAATGTTTCTCTTACTCATACGAATTGTAATTTTTTAGCCATTAAATCATATTGATTTAAAGGCAAAGTAGTTTGAATGAGATTGGTAATTGAGTTGAATCCCATCTCTGATGGGTCTTTTTCTTCAAGATCAACCAGGTAAACTTCTTTACCTTCATCCATTAGATATTCACAAAACTTAACGGCATCTTTTTGAGCGTCTTTATCTAAAGCTATATATATTTTTTGCACCTGTGAGGTAACAATTTTTTTCATTAATTCTTTTTGTATATGTTTTCCTAAAAGTGGAATAGCATTACGCTTAATAGCTAATGCATCAAACATACCTTCACATAAAATAAGTGGAGAAGACCAATTAATAAATAATTCAAAAGGTACAATATCCTTACTCATTGGAGGATTTTTATATTTAACAGGGCTATGCTCGTTAAAGTTACGGGCCACGAAGTAATTTAGCGTTCCTTCATGGGAATACGATGGTATAATAATCATCTTATCATAGACACCACCCTCGCAATAGCCAATATTATAACGCAGTATATCCGCTTTAGTTACTTTACGACGTTTAAGATAAGCTAAAGCTTGTCTTCCAGTCATATCACTTTTACTAATTTGAGTAAATGCTTTAAATTCTTTAGGTAATTTAACTGCTTCAACTTTTATATTTGTATTTTTGTAATCTACATAAGATACGTGTTTTTTAATTTCAGCAATTTTGTCTGATGGGGCTTTAGCTTGTTTAAGTAGAGTAACTAGATTAGTACCTTTTTTATTACAAACCCAACAATGCCATGGATTTTTCTTTCCTTCGGAAAAATTAATTTCTAATTTGGGTTTAGTATGATGGCAAAAAGGACATTGGTGTGCCTGATTACCTCTTGCAGTTGGTTTTCCAACTCCTAAAACCGAATTTACGATATTAACTAATAAATGGTTTACCATATAGGTAAATGTACGGAGAATTATTTAAATAACCTAGTTATTATAATGTAAAATTAATACCTAAACTTAAACGATTAGGACCTGTAAGTCCAAGAGTAGAGGTAAATAATAAATGATTATATTTGTAATCTAAACCAACACCAAAAGTACTGGTTATTTTTCTTTCACCTAGTATAGTGTAATTTCCATCAGAGGATAAAACGAAAGTTTCATCCATGCATAATAGGTACCTAGTACTTGTTACATTACCAAAAGATAAATGTGGATAAAAATTATCTCCAGCATGTACTGCTATACCAAAATAAGTATTATTTGAAAAATAATAATCTTCAACATAATCATCCCAGCCAAAAACATCCCACATATCTATATTATCATAAAATGTGTAGGGATTTGGTTGTGATCTCTCAATTCCAAAAAATACATAATACTTTTCATTACCAGCAATAAAACGTCCTCCAATAGTTGCTGGGCGATTAGATATTATTGATGTATTAACTCCTAATCCTAATATAAGTTTTGGGTAAGTGCGTGGTATTCTATTTGATAAGTTAGAAGAATTTGAGGTACTATATGTATTAGATCTACCGTATCTTCTTAATCTTGGATTGTTCCACCCCCATCTTGAATTAGGATAATAATATGGATCATAGTAATAACGATTATTATAACGACGACTGTTCCAATGATTATTATTATTCCAATTGTTATTAGTATTCCAATTAGAAGAAGAATTATTAGTTGAACTACTACTACTACTTGATGAAGTAGAAGATTGATTGCTTTCTACCTTTTTTTGGATTTTCTGTTCTTTTTCAGATTGAGCAAAAAGGGTAAAACTAAATAAGAGAAAAAGGAGTAATAGTATACGTTTCATAATAATTATTTAATCAAAATCTTTTCTAAAAAACTTACCAAGAATATTATCATTAAAATATTTATCTGGGTTAATTAGTACTTCATAAAGAAATAATGCTTTAGTTTCTTCGTAAGTTAATAACTTTTTTGTAGTAACGCAAGTTAAAATTTCACGTTTAAAATCTTCTTGTTTACCATCTTTAATTAATGCTAAGATTTCTTTATGTGAACCATAATAAGTTTTCCAATCTGATTCTTTAGTTACTTTTTTAAAACTGGGTTTACGTCCCTTTTCACCTTCATATAATGCTAAATCTCTTTTTGTTAATTTAGCTTTACGAGTAAATTGTAATACTTTTTTACCAATATAAATTTTACCTGATGGTTCATGGGTTACTCTATATACAAACCCAAATGTTGAAGGAGGAAAATCCTCTACTGAGGTC